GCTACTGACCCTTATTTAACATATCCCAACCCACTTTTAACATTTGCAAACACTTTGTGGCACGCTTTTTGCTATGGGTCTCCCTTACCGTTTTTTAACATTTCGCACCAGACTTTGGCACGGTTTTTGTTATGCGTGTGCGCCCGTGAAATTGTTTCACGTGGAACACTGCCACACCGATGCACGAAATAAAATGTTTCACGTGGAACACATTGTTAAACAAAGTTAAAAGAATAATTTAACACAAAATAACACGCCAAACGCTTGCAGGTAAAATAAAATGCGTACATTTGCATCGTGTTAAACAATTAAATACTTTATAAAAATGAAAACAACAGATTTAATTTTAGAAAATCAGAAAGTGTTAAACGCATTGCAAGAAATGTTGTTGCAGACTAAGAAACACGTTGAATTTTTGGCGGCAAATGCGCCCGAAATTCGCACAAACCTTGAAAGCGTTGCCGAAAGCCTGCAAACGGGGTGTGATATTTTGGAAAATCAAATCGTGTTTAACCGTGATACACGCAACAAGCTCGCAAAAGAAGTCGCCTGCAAAAATCAAGCGTATGACTTTATCGCCGCTGAAAAACTTATCGGGCGTTTCAAAACCTTTTGCGAATGTTACCCCACAAACTTGTACATCGGTTTAACGGGCGTTGAAACATTGCAGGACAAATAACAATCAGCAAGCAAAAGAAAAGGCGGTAACAATCAAGTTGCCGCCTTTCTTTTTGTCCTGCCTTTCAGTTACTCAATATAAACGCCGTCAGACAAAGCCGTGTATATCATTTCTTGTTCCTCTGTCAGCATTTCGGCGGTGTGGATAGGTGTTACATCATCGAACACATTAAACCCTCTGAAATCGCCTAAAATGCCCGTTTGTCTGTCATTGTTTCGCCCGTTGTTTGCGCTCTCGTACCACTTGCAGTAAATGTAAGGTTCTAAACCGTAATATAACATTTCGTTCCAATCATCGCCGCCCACGGTTTTAACTTGGGTGCTTGGTGAAAGGTATATTATTTCGCTGCTCGGTTCGGTTTCCTCAACTTGAAATACAACGCCATTGCAGGACAAAAGCGCAACCCCGTTGCCCGTTACCACGTTTATAACGTACTGCAAAGCTATCGTTTTACCTGCATAATCGGTATTGAGGTTTACAAAGCCTGCAAACGGCAAAAAGATTTGTATTTCGCTTTCGTAGTCGGTGTTGTCCTCATTGTGCGCTGGTACTACCGCCGTGCCGAAATCAAGCGTTATTTTGTCCTGTGCTGGCTGGTGGCAAGATACGCCCGTATTGTAGTTGCCGCATCGTATTACATCGGTGCTGCTTGCGCCTATGTTGGTGTAAACACGGCGTATCTTGTTCACGTATGCACCCAAATCTATGTTTTCGTATATGGGTGCGCCCGTGCTGGGGTCTGTTCCTGTTTTCTTGAAAAATCGTTTGCCGCTAAACTCTGCCAACTCATTAAGCGTTACCAAATACACGTTTATTGCGCCGTACTGCTCGCCCACAACGGTAACGGGGTACGCTTCCGCAACTACTCTCATACTTTGATAATCTCCTAACAAAATTTGCCCCGTTGCGGTCTGTTTATCCTCTGAAACGGTTAGCGGTTTATTTTGATAATATCCGTTTTCGTCTTGGTATGAAAAAACGGGTATTTTCATTTCGTCCGTATCATCAAACGCCGTGTTCGGGTTCGCTTTCAAAACAACGCTTAACGTGTCGCCCTCAAACAAATGTTCGGGTAATTCGGGGTCTGCATAACAATTACTTAAACTTGGTTCTATCATTATAGCGTACAAGTATTGCCCCGTTATCGTTACGGGCTTTGTCGGGTCTATATCCGTAACGGTTGCCGTTGCTATGCTTCCACGTTCCAAAACCTCAACTTCCATTTGTACGGTTTTCGGTTGCCCGTCCGTACCCGTATAATTTACGGTCGGTTGCTTAAAACGGTATCTTGGATAACTACCATTAACCGTAAAAGTCGCCGTTTGTCCGTCATACGTGTGTTGTTCGGTCGTGTCCGCTATTTCGTTTGTAACGGTTAGTTCGGGTGTTCCCTCGCTGGCTGTCGTACCCGTAAGCGTGAAACTCTCGCCCGTGTCGGCATCGTCATACTCCCAACTTGCAGTTTTACCGTCTGGCGAAATTGTCAAGTCCTTCGTATCGGGGTAGCCGTAACTGTCCGTAAACTCCACTTGCGCCGCCGTTATCTTATAACCCTCGTTTGCCGTTACTTGTATGCTCGCATCATAATAACCGCTGCCCTTTGTTCCCGTTGCTGTCGTGTTCGGTATGTTGTTTATAACTTCCAAATCGTTTTCGCTTCGGGTGTTTCCCGTGATAGTTATTTCCGTGTCTGCATCAGTGTCGGACAACTCACCAAATGCCCAAACCTTTGCGCCGTTTTGCTCCAAAACAACGCTTTTCGGGTAGCCGCTTGTGTTGTTATAAACCGCCTTAATATCGCCTACAAACAAATAACCGTCATTCGTTCTTACGTTTATATCCCAATAACCGCCGCTTGCGTTCCACTGGCTGTTATCATCGTGTGCGTTAGGTATATTTACAATTACTGCCATATCCTTTTAATTTTCGGTTGTTCCTTTCAAAGTTACCATAATAATGCCGCCCGTTTCATTGAGTAAGCCCGTATTTGCAAACGGTACTTTCTCGAAATTCGGGGTGCGCTTGTAAACCGTATCACGGTTTGAAATATACGGGTCGGGGTTATCGCTTTCAGATACACGCCCCGTTGCCGCCAAAATTTCGCTTTCGTAGGTTTTAAGCACGTCAATACGCAATGCAAGTTCGTAGGCGTTGTTTCCCTCAAAACTTACCCTTTCCACGAAATAATACCGCCCCAAATCGGGAATATAACAATAATTGAAAGTCGGTCGGGGCTGCTTTCGTAGTGTTACGGTCGGGTGCAACACATCGAAAGTTTGCCGCAAATCGCCCTCAATCGCCGTAAAGTCGCCCAACTGCTTGTTTACCGTGTTGGGGTGTCCGTTGTATGAATAAAAGTTTATCGTTGTCATATCTGCAAAGAAAAAAGGCGGTGCGGTGCGCTTTCACCTGCACCCACACCGCCCAAAGTTAAACAATCTAATACCTATCAATTTACTTGATAAAGAATACTACAAAGTTTTCGTTTGTGTCGTTGAAATACCCTGCATCAAACTTGTAATAGTTGTTGAAAAACTCTGCCTTTGCGTTGTAGTTGGTTGTTACCCGTCTGTCAAGATTGCAAACGCCCAACGCATCACGGTCGAACATTACGCCCAACACGCCCGAAATTTCCACGGCTTTGCCGCCGCTTTCCTTAACATTGATATGCCCCGTGTTGGCAAAATCGTAGTTCTTTCCGCTGCCCTGCCAAAAAGGTACGGTTTCGGCTTGCGGCAAAAGTACATCACCACGGTTGAACGTGTCGGAATAAAGATAGGTTTGCGCTGCCTTTGCAAAGTCGGACAAAAGAACAACGTGCAACATATCTTTCGGCGTAAATCTTTCCTTGCCACCAACATTGAACACGGTCGAAATGCTTTGCAGGCGGTCGGCGTAAGTTCCCATAACGTAAGACGCAAAGCGAATGAAATCGGGGTCGGTTATCGCCTTTGCCGCTGTCAGTGCGTCAGGGTTCGGGGTCGGTTCGCCATCGCCTTGCGCTGGTGTTGCAGGGAAATACTTGTCATTGTACAACTTCAAAAGGTTTACGCATCTTGCAGTGCTTGCGCTGGAAAGGTCTGACCCTGCCATATCACCTGCCGCCGTTGCTCCAAACGCTTGCGCATCAGCCAAAACCGTTTCCGCAATCATGTTGTTGATAGTGCGCATGATTAAAGCGTCTGCCTTGATAGTCATTGACTTTTCAACGGCTGCATAAATCATCGAAATAAAGCCGTTAAGTTGTGCGGCGTTGCTAAAACTTTCCTTAACCTGCCTTTCGGTGATTGATACGGGTACTTCAAACGTAACCTTTGAGTTGAAAAACTTTGCGGTAACGGTCGGTTTGTGGAAAACATCCTGCTTGTATTCTGTTCCGTCCTCCAAATCCCACGTGTCGTTTTCCTCTGCTTCGGGAACATCGGCACTTATTTTTTCCAGCACGCTGCCGAACTCCCACGCATCCATTAAAACGCTCGGCACTTTGCCCGCATAAGGTCGGTTTACGAAAATCACCTTGCCGATATGGTTTACAAGTGATTTAACGTAATTATCCACGGCACTTTGATTGAACACTTCTTTGCCCAAATCCACAATGCCCGTTAAATCTTCCTGCACAATGTCGGTTTTGCCCAACACTTCGCCCGATACTTTGTTAATTAACTCATAAATTTGCTTTACTTCCATATTGCTAAAAATTAAATTAGTTATTCGTAAATACTCGTTGTTATCTCTCTTACAAGCGCAAAGATAATGTTTTTTCTCCAATTATCACGCCTTAACTGCAATTCTTTTGCAATTTCGCTTGAAATTGATTTGCTTGCGCCCGTTCCTTTGCTCGTTTCAGTCGTTTTGCGGCTCTCTGTACGGTTTCTTTCGTCTTGCGCTGTCTTTCGGTCGCTGTCTGAAAAGTTGGTGTCATTAAACGCCTTGTTTGCGCCCGTTTCGGTGTTGTCCGTGCTTTCCTGCAAAGTTACGGTTTCCGTCCGTTCAATTTGCCCCGTGACGGGTGTCAGTACATCGTAATCGGCTAACATCGCCGCCGCTTCCCTTTCCCAGCCTTGCACGTTTACCGCAATCACCGCCGAAACAACATCGCTTGCGTTGTCGCTGGTTATGCTGCTTGCCACGGTCTTGCTGCCAAACTGCAATAAGGCGTAATCGTCTAACTTGGTCGGGTCGGTATCGCCGAAAATTGCGGCGTACTCTGTCGGATATTCAGTCTTGAAAACCGTTGCGAATATCCCGTTACCCTTTGTAAATAGTTCGCTGTATTTCATTGCTTATCGTCTTTTGTTTCTGTTTCCTCTGTTTCCTCTGTTTCCTCTGTTTCCGTGTCGTTTCCGTCCGTTTCTTCGGTTTCCTCTGTTTCTTCGGTTTCCTCTGTTTCTTCGGTTTCCTCTGTTTCGGTTGTTTCCTCTGTTTCCGTGTCGTTTCCGTCTGTTTCGGTTGTTTCCTTTGCCGTTTCCAAATCAGCCGCCAAAGCGTTGTAATTATCACGCTCCAAACCCCACGAAGAAGAAAGTTTAACCGAAATTTCGGTGTCGAACATTTCGTTAATTTTCTCAACTGCATTTTGTCTTTCTTTTAGCATATTATCCACATACGGCAAAAGTACATCTACATTCATGCTAACCTCGCCCAAATTAAGGCGTTCCCGTTTCATGTTGTAGTTTGCATTTAGTCCCAACTCATTGTACATACTTGCCTTGTAGTACTGTATTAGTTCAATAAGTTGTGTAATATACACGCTGTTTGTTGTCGGTGCGGTCTGCATATTTACGCCTTTGAAAAAAGCGTTTTCCCCGATAATTGAAAACTCGCCGTTTTCTATCTTGCGCAAAAATTCCTCTGCACTCTGTTTTGTCTTGTCATCGGATGCACTTATAAGCATCGTGATACGGGTCAAAATGCTTGCCGTGTTCAACGAAATAAGCCCGTCAGTATGCAAGACGGCATAACGCCCGATAAGCGGCAAAAGGCTTTCGCCGTTGCTGTCATTCTCAATCAAAACCCCGTCTTTCTGTATATCGTAGGTTTTGTTTAACTTTATTGCAGGGTTCGCCACGGTGTAAAGCGTTGCCCGTCCGTAAACATCGGGTTCGCCGCCTTTGCCGCCCGAAAGCGCATACAAAACCCCGTCCACGCTGGTAACAAAGGCGTTGCCCGTGGTCTGCAAAAGCCGTTCCAATTCTTTTTGCGGTATGCTGTCGGGCAAACCCTCATACTCAAACATACTTTGAGTTTTCGCCAACGTGTTCGCAATAAATTCGGTTACGGCGGTGTCTTTGTCCCTTACTTGTTGCTGGTACAACTTGTAAATGTTATCTTTCCTTTTCATCTGTCAAAACTTTAATAAGCGTTGTTAATTCGGCTAACACTTTCGTATTTTCCGCAATCGTATCTTTTAGGTGTTCCGTTTCTTCTTGGTGCGCCTGCCTTTGTTTCACCATATACCAAAACAATGCGCCACACATCACAATCGGAAAACCCAAACTTGAAATGATTTGAATAATAGTATTTGCGTCCATATCAATAAATTTTAGTTCCTATTGCAAAGGTAGTTATTTATTTCGTAAAACGTGCGGTTCGGCACGAAATTTGCACCAAACCGCCGTTATTTTCATTTAAGCGAAACAATGTTTGTCTTTGCACTCGTAATTAAATAATTGCGTACTATTTCGCCGACTTCGTTGTCTTGGTAGAAAACTTTGTCTATTGCGAAAAACCGTGCGACTTGTTGTTCCACGTAACTTGCCGTGCTTAACAACTTGCGTTTGTAGTTCGGTTTGCCGTTCATTTCCAGCGAATAAATAAGGCTGTTTTCCTCATCTTTTATCGGGGTTGTCTTTGCGTGTATGTACGTAAAACATTCGTTGCCTACTTGTATAATGTTTCCTTGTAACACTACATCGTTAAACTTGATATAGTACACAAACAACACATCTTGCGGCTTGTACTTGCAAGGCAAATGCGGATATACTGCAAGTTCCCACTTGCCGCCCGTAATCATCTGCAAGTTTTGGTTATCGAAACAAAAATACTTGTTGCTGGCTTTGTGTTGTACTATCGTGCTGCAATACTCAACCGCCACTATTGCGCCGTGTTCGCCAAAGCGGTAAATATCTATCGTTCCCTGCTCCATAAACGGCACTTGCTTCAAACCCATTTCCGTAAAGTACGGGCAAAACTTGTTTACCGTGTTCCCCAGCATAAAAACCTTAACATCGTTGCGCTGGCGTATTATCGTGCTTAACAAGTTCATAAACAACATAAACTCATCGGGCAAATAATACCGCCGTGTCAAAAACTCATCAAAGACAATCGTTGTAACATTCGGGTAACTGCTGCTTTTTTCGTGTTCCTGCTCGGACAAACAAAACCCGTAACAAAACGGGGTCGGGTCGGGTGTCCGCTTGTTTTTCTCTGCATCGTAGTACGACAAAAACCATTTGTTCGACATATAGAACACTTCGTTAAATTTGCCCTCTGTCAGTTCCTCAATAAGCCCGTTTGCCACGTGGTTTGCAAACAGACTTTCAGCACGTTTTCCCCGTAAGTCCTCACGCCATCGGCGTATATACGCCATTTGCTTGCCCGTCTTGATATAGTTTTCCAAACCATATTTTAAGGCTGCATAAGTCTTGCCGTTTGACCGTTCGCCAAATATAACATTATAGTCGGCGTTCTTGCTTAAAATCGCTTTCAAGTCGTAAAATTTCGGCTTGTCTGTCTTTGTCTTTCTTGTTGTCATAACTCTTTTATTTTAGTCCTTAAATTTGATACCTCGCAAATAGTTTATGTACATAACCGAAAGGGAAAGGCTGTATCCGGTCGGCTCTAAATGTACGCCCGTGCGTTCGTTGTAATGCGCCGTGCTGCCTTTGTAGTCGGTTATCTCGCCTTGTATCTCGTAGTCAATGTAAGTATGTATGTTTTTGCCCGTTGCTTGCGGCGGTATATCCAGATAATTAGTGAACGCATCAAATATGCCATCAGCCCCGTACTTTTCAATAAGATACGGTATCGCCGCCTTTTTGTTCACGCCCGAAACGGTTAAACTGAAATCGTATGCCCGTCCGTTTGCTTTTAGGGCGTTCGGTTCTTGCACCATATACCGTTTAGCCCCCAGCGTCTTAAACCTTGTATATGTACCCTCGAAATCCCACACTCCCAAAGTCTTGGTTATGCCCTTTATCGTTTGGGGCTCGCAAAGCGAAAACGGCAAACCGTGGTATTTACACGCCGCCCGTAATTTCATTTGCACCTGCATATTATAAGCCTTGAAATATGCTTCGTGCGCCTTGCCGTTCATTATTTTAATGCTGTCGGTGTCGCTGTATATGTAATCGTCTTTTGCTTCGTGTATGCCCGTGAAAAGGTTGCGCCGTGCGTATGCAGTTACGAAAATGCCCCACGGGTAAAACAAGAAACGGTTTTTGCTGGTGTTGTACTTGTATAAAAGTTCTTGTTTTTGTTCGGCTGTCATTGAGTTAATATCCCATTCGCCGTTATATGTAAACTCATCACGCAAAGGGTTGGTAACACTCATACCGTAACAACTGTTTAACATTTCCTTGCTGTTAAGATATTCCACTTCTTTGCCCTCAACGCCTTTTAATTTCGTCTTGCTTTCGTAAAGATGCAGGATAGATTTTACAAACGGGGTCGGCAAATAATCTTTCTTGTAACAATACATTTCACCCACTCGCATACTTTCCCACGTGTAAAAGTTTTTGATTATATTAAAATCCACGTCCGTAATTGTCAGTGCTATTTTTGAAGCCGCCACAATACGCCCGTTATTTTCGCACGGGTTTTCTTTCACAAAACATTTGCTTGCCGAAATCGGGTTGTCTTGCGTTTCGCTGGCAAATATGTTTGTAAACTCAATATCGAACACGCAACAATACTTTGATATTAAAAACTCAAATTGCGCCGTACTTTTAACCGTGATTGCAACGCCTTGCGACATCGGGTATTTTTCCGCTATCATTACATACGGGTAACTGCTTGTAAAGTCGTAACTATCCACGTTGTACATTATTTCGTCTGTATATTCGGCGTTTGCGTGTGTAAAACCGCCTGCAAATGCACGTTGCAGCATATTAAATTCATTCATACCCGTAATTTGTAGTTCCTGCATCAAGTTTACGTAATCCCAATTTGGTACGGTCTTTCCTGCATCGCTTTTTTCACGCAAACAATGCGCACGGCAATACTTGCGTACAAACCCCGTCTTTGTTATCGGTATGTGCGTTATTCCTTTGCTTTCCTCGATACGTTCCTGAATATAGCACATAACTACCTTAATATCGTTTATGCAATAATGTATTTCCGCATCTGTTAGCGGCGTTTCGCTGTGCCTTATTTGCTGGTAGTCCAAATCGCCGACGGCTTTTGCACACTTGTATTTCATAAGCTGCTCGCCCAACTTTGCAAGCGAATAACCCGAAAGCAAGTAACTGCATCTAAACTCAATGTTGCCCGTTGTTATCGCATATATCGGTTTGCGCAAATCAATACTGAAAACCCGTTGCCACTCAAACCACTTGCGCAAAAACTGAAATTCGTATGAAAGGTTATGCACATACACAATAAGGCGTAATTTGTCATTCAGTTGCAAAACCTCGCATACGGTCTGCATCATTGTGACAAACTCGCCCCACGTGCGCCCTATTATCGTGTAACCGTTTATTCCAAACTGCCAAACGTACATTATTGCGGCTTTCTCTAATTTCGCCTTGCGCCCGTTGCTGTCCTGCATACGCTGCACTTGCTCGTATGTGTACGCCCGTCCGTCCGTATCACGGTAAAAACTTGTTGTTTCAATATCAAATGCGCACGGTATATTGTAAAACCGTTCGCCCTTGCTGTTTCCGATAATGTTCTTTTCATTTACGGCGGCTTTCAGTATTTCGTTTATTTCGGTCGGGCTGTTTATTCTTTCCTGTAACTCAAAAGGTATTTTTTTCATAACCCAAACTTGTTAAAGTTGCGCAATATGCGTTCTATATCGTTTTGCATATCCTCCATTTGGTCGGCTACCTCATTTGCTTGCCGCTCTATTTCGGCATCAATCGCCCGTGATATGCTTTGCGCTTCACTTTCTATTTGGGTGCTTATATCGCTTGCGCTTTGCTCCATTTCGCCCGTGAAATCCTTGTACCGCATCAAATACCGTTCCACGAAATCACTATCTGAAACGCTGTTTAACTTGCCTTGCAAGTTCCTTGCCATAAGGTTGTACTCATCGGGCGTTAAATCGTACATACGTTGCAGGTGTTGCCCGTACTGCCTTGCACCTTGCGCCGTGCTGGTTGGCTGGCGTAAAAACGAAATCGCCTTGCCATACTCAATTTTTAGGGTGTTCCAATCGCCACGCATAGAAAACTTGGTAAACCCTTTTACATCGCCTTTGTTTAACGCTTGCACGGCTGGCGAAAGTTGTCCGCTTTGCTCTATGTTCTGAATACGGCGGTTTGCCATTTGGAAAACCCTTGCAATCTCTTTGCGGTATTCGGGGCTGCTTTCCACGGCTTGCAATATCTCTTTTTTGATTTTCGCCCGTTGGGTTGCTCCAAATACCGACTTTGAAAATTTAATCTTGTAACCTAACTTTGCCATACGCTGTTATATTAAATAGGGGTTACAAACATTGCAACCCCTACAAAGTTAAACATAACTTTCCAAACTCTTACAAATCCACAAACGAAATAGAGTAACACTTCTTGCCGTGGCTCTCATACTCGTAAATCGTGTACCCAACTTTGCCGTCTTTGATAGTTTGTACTGCCTCATCATCGGCTAAAATTTCACGTACCGTTTCGGCGGTGTGGCTTGGTAGGTTCACCAACCGTTTGTTTTCCTCATCAATAATTACAGGGCTGTCGCCTAATTGCGACTTATGTACGTAAAGCCCATTGATTTTGTGTACCACATCTTTGCCGCCCTCATTTTGAGAGTTGAAAATATCGGCTAACTTGGTGTACTGAAAGTCGGTTGTGTCAATACCGAAAGTTGTCTTGTTAAATTTACTTGCAAAACTTTTCATTGTAGTAATCTTTTAATTGTTAAACTTGTTGTTAGTTGTTATTCGGTTGTCTGTCCTTGGGGTTCGCCGTCAAACGGCAAATTAGGTTCGTTGTTCGTGTCGGGTTTCAAGTCCATAAGCCACGCCCGAAAACGGTTGATTTTCATCACTGCCCGTTGATTGCGGCAAACTTCATTACACGCCATAAGGCTACCCAACGCCGACAAGGCGGCAAACGAAAACTCGTCAAATGCGTTTCTTTTTTCTTCCATTGTAGTAAACTTTTAATTGTTAAACTTATTGTTATTTTGTTTTTGGAAACTTCACCGTACCGCCGTGGTAGATATACGTTGTATCGGTTGTTATTATCGTGGCTTTGCCGCTGCTGGCTGTGTTATGTGCCACGCTGCACCCCTGCAAAATTGCAGATAAAAACAACATCGCCCCACATACGGCGAAAATAGCTAAACACATTGCAACTTCTTTGATTGCTTCTTTCGGTTGCTCTCTGAAATGCTGTATCAACTCTTTCATAATTTCAAAATGTTTAATTGAACACTGCAAAGATACAACATTTTTCTAACATACAAGCATAAGCGCACAAATTATTTTCGTTTTAACTTTTCTTAACTCTTGGTGTGTGTTCCACGTGAAACATTTTATTTTGTGCATCGGTGTGGCAGTGTTCCACGTGAAACAATTTCACGGGCGCACACGCATAACAAAAACCGTGCCAAAGTCTG